CATACTGGATGAAAACGACATGGCAAGTGACAGCGACACGCAGTTAGCCACACAGCAGAGCATCAAGGCCTATGTGGACAGCGGCACGGTTACAATGACAAACAAGACTCTTACAAGCCCTGTGATCGATACCGGCGTATCAGGAACTGCCATACTGGATGAAAACGACATGGCAAGTGACAGCGACACGCAGTTAGCCACACAGCAGAGTATTAAGGCCTATGTGGACAGCGGCGCGGTTACGATGACTAATAAGACTCTCACGAGCCCGGCAGTAACGACAGGATCTTATTCCGGCGATCAGACATTGGCGTATGATACGACCGGAGGCCAGGCCGGAGCAAAAAGCCAATGGATCGGATTGCCTGCAATAAAACTTGTTTCGCTGGGCACGATGGTGAATGGAACAACAGAGACAGTCTGCTATGTTGATGACACTCCGGACGGCGAGTGGGCGGAAATAGATTCGGGCACGAATATCACAGTGACTGCAGATGAAACATATTACCGCGCCGGAGCCAAATCACTTAAGATCGCGTTTGCAGATACGGCAGTGGCAGGAGACGGGGCAACAAACGATATAGTGGATGATGACCTGAGCTCAAACGAATCCATCGGCTTTTGGCTGTATTCGGACACACCTCTGACTGCCGGCGATCTACAACTAGTGCTCGATGATACCGATGGCACGGACCAGACATACAGCATCGGCGCTGTCTCTGCCGATACATGGACATGGATTGAGCTTGATATATCGGGATGCGACGGCAATTGTGATACTACCGATAAAATTACAATTTTACTTACCAGCCAGGGTGAAACAAACCAGGATGCGTTTAATGTGTATTTTGATCTCATGTACAAATGGGACGCGGACAATGAAGAGGCGCTGGGAGTTGACCTGGTTTCGGATGGGATAATTTCTGTTGTCTCGATTGCAACCGGACAAGACCAGGCAAATACACCGGCTGATCTGGCAGAAGGAACGGATTTTATTACAAATTACCAGACCGGCAATGATGTGATTGTTGTGGTTACGGACCAGTCGGCGGCAAGCGGAATAGCACTTGTAGCGTATCAATAGGGGATAGAATGTACACAACCGAACAACTGGAAGATGCAATTATATCAGCCCTGGCTGGATTAAAAACGAGCCTGAATGTCAGGACAATAAAAACGTATTATGGAGAGCTGGACAGCGAGGAGGATCTCGCGCGGGCAAGCATGTTGTTTCCCGCTGTTCTTGCCGTATACGGCGGGTCTAATTACATCAAAAAGGGAGCCAGGAAAATCGAAAAGCCGCGATTTTTGCTATTTGTATGCGATAAAAGCCTGCGCAACAATGAAGAATCGCGGCGTGGTGGCGCCGGAAATCCTGGCACATATGCGATACTTGAAAGCATTCGCGATCTTCTAGTGGGACAACAATTATCGCTTGAGATCGCGCCGTTCGAGCTGCTTAGCGTCAATCCAGTCTGGTTCAGCCGGGGTATATCGATATACAGCGCGGAGTATGAGACGGCAGTATATCATTTGTATCCGCCTGTATAGGCGGCAGTAAACAGTAAAAAGTGAATAGTAAAAGGTGAATAGTTAAAACTTTACCCTTTCACTTTTAGCATTTAACTAACAAAAAAGGAGGCTTAATATGCCAATGCAGGAACAGCTTGCACAGATAGCGTGCAAGATAGAAACAACCGAGGGCGCAGATATATGGGGCGCGGGGACTCCCCCGGGAGGCGCCGATATTTTCCTTGCCTCTAACATTAAGTTTACACCCGATATCAAGATGGTGACGCGCAAACAGGTGCGCGGAAATAACTCTCCTCAAACGAGCCTTCCCGGCCTGAGATCCGGAAAGCTTTCGTTCGACGTGGAGATGGTGGGTGGATCGTCGGCAGGGCATCCGATCGGATCTGCCAACAGCGGGAATAATTTCGGACTGGCAAGCGCATTAATAGCATGCAACGTACAGCAGGCGCTGGTAGTCGCGACATCGGGAACATATGCGCCGTGCTCGGATATATCGACGTCCGATCCGTTTTCGAACTGCACAGTTTCCGTTGCATGGATGATGGACGGAAAGATGTATAAGGGCTGGGGCGCGCGCGGCAATGCAAAAATGGTTTTAAATGACGGTGAACCGGGTAAATTATCGATTGAACTGACCCTTGCCGACTGGAGTGAAGAGGACGAATCCCTGGTATCATCCAGCGTTGTTTATAACAGCCAGACGCCCCCTGTTTTTCAGGGCGCCACGTTCAGCCTGGATTCCACATATACGGCAATTATTTCCAAATTAGAGTTTGACCTGGGATGCAAACCAGCACTACGGCCCGATGTATCCGCGTCCTCCGGATACCGGTCCGCGTATATAGCGGGAATCAGGGAGCCTATGGTATCGTTCGACCCTGAAAACGTCCTGGCAGCCACATATGATTTTATGGGCAAATGGCGTGCCGGTACGATCGGGACCCTATCAGCGCAGTGGGGATCAACGCCATCGCAGTTTACGCTGACATTCGGGTATCTGCAGTACGAGGGCGTATCTTTGGTTGAAAAAGACGGGCTGTCCAGGTTCGATATAAAGGCAAGTCCGAAAGGTTCCTCAGGCGATGACGAATGGACCCTGGTTATAGTTTAATTTTTCGGGGACGTTTAAGCCGTTCCCGAAAAACAATTAATGACGCATTAAAGGAGATTTAAATGATAATTGTTGACATCAATAAAAAGGATACGGACGGGGAATGGAAGGAGTTTATGCCGGGTCTTGAAATATGCATACGTCCGATATTCCGCAGCACATATCACAGGCTGCGCGACGAGGCCACAGTTGAAGAGGTTGTAATTGAAAACGGAAAAGAGGTTAAAAAGACAAAACTCGACCCAAAACTGCTGGAGACCCTGAATGCGAGACAGGCAGTAGGTGATTGGAAAGGAGTGGTTGACAAGAAAAAAAAGCCCCTGCCATGCACGGACGAAATAAAAGACATAGTGTTCGACCGAATGCCGGGCCTGGCCGTCTGGGCCGTTGCCGAGGCAAACGGGGCTGGCATTTGCGTGGTTAAGGAAAAAGAGGCCCGAGCAAAAAACTTACGGAGTTCGCACGGTGGCAAAAAAAGCGACCCAAAGGCGTGACATGCAGGGGTTGCCGGGTGCTCAGGGCATTGGACCCGGCCAGGGTGCCGGCATCGTGCGAACAATGCGGAAAAATAGATTTACGCACAGACAATGAAGAGGTGTGGGAATTTTTTTGTTTGTATCCCGGGGTAATGAGATTTGAAAATATCGCAGCCCGTATGACGGTTGATTATTCATCTGTAATTGCGATATCTGATCGAATAGGATTAAACCCTGTTGATATTATAGAGGGTCTTGAGGCGATAGCGAGGGGTTATAGTGGAAAATAAGGTTCAGATTATTATAGAGGTAGACCAAAAGAACAGCTCGGCAGAGGTAAAGGCTGTTAGCGGATCTATCGAAGACCTTCGCTCAAAGGTCGACGCGCTGACAAAAGAGTACTCGCAAAACACATCGGCTGCAGGGAAGGCGTCCAAGGCTAAAAAGGATTTGTCTGATAACACAGACAAGGCCACAGGCGGGATGAAAAGACTCAGGGCGCAGGCGAGCGACCTTACCAAGATTGTGAGCGGCCTGGCTGCCGCGTGGGGGGCATGGAAGCTGGCAGGCTTTATAAAAGATTCGGCCCTGCTCGCCGCGCGCGTCGAAACGCTAGGGGTAGTGATGGAGGTTGTCGGCAGGAATGCAGGCTATTTTGCGACCGAGATGAACAAATGCGAGGAAAGCGTTAAGAGCATGGGCATTACCAGCACGGCCGCGCATGAGGCTGTGATTAAGATGACCCAGGCGCAGCTTGATCTGACCAAGGCAAGCGACCTTGCGCGTATATCCCAGGACGCTGCGGTTATCGGCGGAATGAATTCATCCCAGGCATTCGAGACCATTCTGCACGGCATTACCACATTGCAGCCGGAGGTTTTGCGGACGGTCGGCATTATCGTAAATTTTGAACAGGAGTACTCGAAATTTGCGGCGGCAAACGACCGGACAATAGCATCGCTTTCCGGGGCCGAAAAACAGCAGATAGCCATGAACGCGGTATTTGAGGCAGGAACCCGAATTGCCGGGACGTATGAAGCGGCAATGGAGACCGCAGGGAAAAAGATTACATCGCTGGACCGGTATATCGAGGAATTAAAGGAATCGATAGGCATCGCTTTCGGACCGGCAACGTCATCTATTATTGACAGCATAGGCGATGCAATAAAGATCTTCGGCGAGGAAATAGAAAAAGAGAGCACGCAGCAGGCGCTCGCAGAAATAGCCAGGCTTGTCGGTGAACTGGCAACTATTGCAACGGATAATCTGCCGGGCGGACTGCAGGTTGCGGTGGGAGCATTGAAAATATTCACAAGCGGCATATTTACAGTATATGGCGCACTGGAAATGACAGGCATATCAATCGCCAAGTGGTCTGCAATGGCTGCCGATTTGCTGACGGGTAATTTCAGCCAGGCCATGGAAACGTGGCAGGCAGGCCGTGAGGATATGGCAAAAAGCTTTGATGATATGGTAACGCGCGTCGATAATCTCTGGAATAAAAGCGCTGCGACAAGTAAAAAATCTACAGAGGCTGCAAAAGAAGAGGCTGACGCGGTTAAGGAATCATTTAAAGAGCGCAGGGAGGCTGCAAAAAAGGCTGCAGAGGCAGAGGCAGAGGCCCTGGAACAGGCCAAACAACTAAGGAAGCAGGATGAAAAATCGCTTTCTGAATGGCTGGAGACCAAGGAGAGAATAGGCAAATCGGCAACTGAGATCGAATTGGCCGAATTACAGAAACAAAAAGACGCATATGCCCGCATTGTCGAAGATAAAGTTGACCTGGAACAATGGTGGGCGGATGAAAAATCGAAGATAGAGGCCCAGGCTGCGGATGATACCGCTGCACTGTATGAAGAGCTATACAAGGCTACCGGCAAGGCGGCCTACGCCGACGCGGCCATAGAGAACATGCAGAGGGTACTGGATGCCCAGGAGGCGGCATGGGCTCAAATACTGGACAGCGATGATGACGCACACATGTTAAGGGTTATACGCGAGGAGGAATATGTTCAGTCTGTTTATGATTCCCTGGATATGGTTATTGATGCAGAGGAAAGCGCCGCAAACAAAAGGATTGAAATTGCGAATGACCTGGCCGACAGGAGAATAGCCGAGGAAGAAAGGGCCGGCAGGCAAATAGCCGACGCGGACCGGAATAGCAGCAGTGCAGCCGGACCCGAGGTATCAGGATTTACCATTTACCATTACGGCGGCCGCAATTACGGCTCGCTTGCAGCAGTCGAGGCCGCCATTGAGGCCGTAAAAAAAGCGGCGGCAGACGCTTCGGAGCAAACAATAACGCGGATAAAATCCGAGGCCGCGCTGGCAGAGGCAAGAGAAAAATCAGAAGAGGCGCGCGTAAACGCGGAAGAAAAATATCAAAACGCCCTGGAACGGCAGGCCGATGCTATAGACCGCGTCAATGATGCACAGAAGGATTATATCGACGAACTGAAATCGCTCGATTTTTCCGACGTTAAAGGTGTTAACAGAATAGGCAGCCTGAGCGGCGTAATGGGATCTATATACAGCGCAATGGATACGATAGGTCTTGGGTCTTTGTCAAGTAAAACACAGCTTAATACGCTGAGCCAGTTGTTTTTCGGCGGGTTGAATGACCTGGGGCTTCTTGATTCGGAAAATCTGCTGGATTATCTGAACACGATGATCTCGTTGACCGCAGACAGCTATGCGGATGAGATCTCGGCCAGGGAGGCGGCAATAAATGCATTAAAAACCGAGACGGAATTCCGGCAGAACATGATCTTATCCGAAAGCCTGGCGCCGTCGTTGAGCTACGAGTCTTATCAGAATGTATATGCCGATCTGTATGCCGGCGCAACTACTGCAGAGGGCTATAAAGAATTTTTAAGCTTTCTGGAAGGTGAGTATTTGCCGTTTATGCGGACATACTATGATGGAAATGAAGCGTACCTTAATATATGGGACAATATATTCGGATCAGGAGGGGTTCTGGACTCGCTGGCCGGGGATATGACAGGCGCCGAAGGCCGTTCGATCGAAGACATTCAGGGAGAAGCGCTCGATGAGTTGCTATCGATTGTAAATATTATGGATTCGGGCGGGTCGTTGTTTTCCATGCTGGATGATAATGCCAAGGCGCAACTGGGCTATTCACAGTCGTTTCTGGACACACTGAAAGAACAACTGGGTTATTCGCAATCGTTTCTGGACACACTGAGCGGACAATCAAGCAATATTGAGAGCACTGCTGCCAATACGCTGGGCACGGAGGTTAATACTGCGCTGCTTAAAAACCTGATATCGTTTGTGGGGTCTGCGGATGTATATGAGGTGGGTGGTGCTTATTATAACGCAGAACAGGTTGAATTACTGGCATCAAAGGCCGCAAATGTTGGGGGAGGATTTCGGCTGACCCTTGGCGGTGAAACGTATACTTCGATTGACCAGCTTGGCGGACGCAAAACCGTGTATCCGACCGATGAAAATAATGACAATATCTATGAATATACATCGCCGATAAACAATCCTGTTGCAGAGACATACGTGGGCTCGGTCAATATAGGCGGAAAGTGGTATACATCCGATTATGTGCAGAGCATGATAGACAGCAGCAATTACGGCAGAACAACGATAGGCGGCACAGTATATACGGACACAGAGTTGTCAAATCTATTATCAGGGCAGACGTGGCAGCCAAGCACTTATAATTTTGCAAGCAGCGGGGCAAGCGCCTGGACGCCTTCCATGCCTGAATTTATAAAAAAATGGTCTACTTCCGGCATGGTTGCGCCGGATGTTGATATGCAGGGTAACCCCCTAATGGGGTATTATCCTATGCCAAATACGTTTACAATTCAGCCGCTGTCCGTTTCGGGCGGCTACTGGGATAATGCATGGGTTGAGTATTCCGGCAACTTTCCAGACTGGTATACAAAAAGCAAGATCGGAGAAACGGTGAAGATACCGGATTTATCGTCAGACCAGGTGATTGAGATTACAGCAACGCCATGGGGCAGCATTGGCTCTGAAAAATTTTCAGGCGTGCCTGTTACAGGCATTATAACCATAGCCGATAAAGAATCGATTTGGGACGAAGGAAAAAAGGGTACGCCGGGTTTGAGATATGATTTTTACAGGGAGGGCGGATTGGCGAAAGCCCCTGCGATAGCGGGAGAATACGGCGAGGAGTGGATAGTTCCCACTTACGAACCTGAGCGGTCCCGGTTTTTGGGTTCTGCGCCGGCATCCTTTTGGAACAACATAAACGGAGGATCAGGGGCGCCTGCAATAGATTATGACGCGATAGGCCGCTCTGTGGCCCGGGCGCTTATGGCCGGAAAAGAGGGTCGCGAACCTGTGCATATACACCTGCATATAGATGGCCGGGAGATCGCGAACGTTACAGCGGATCAGCTCGACAATGGAAATGACAGACTGCTGACGGCCATACAAAGGAGGCTAAACTAGCATGTACACGCCCTATGATTATCTTGATCCTGTTACGCCTGATGTCAGCTCGTTTACCCTGGGGGAGGGAGCGTATGAGATAAATCCCCAGGGCATATTTTATGACGGGGGAGGCAAAACTCAGGAGGTGCATCTGGGCGACGACGGCAGCGAGGAGCGCATAGACCTGGGCGATGATGAGGCAATATTTTATTTTATTCTGCAATGGGAAGCGCTGGAGGCCAACGAATCAGGCGTGATCTATGACATATATTTCGACCCCGCCAAGGCCAATGCAAAGGCAAACTCTTTTAAATTCGCGCACCCTGACCCTGATGACGGGCATACATATGTCGTTCGTTTTGATTGTGATCTGGAGAGGGCCAGGCAGTCGTATGATGTCTATGGCATATTTAATATCCGGTTGAGGATATTGGGAGTTATCGAGGATCCAATATAATGTTATCTCTCAACGCAACACAACAGGCTATACTAGCAGCCAAAGGAAAAAAAATAAAATGGCTTTTTACTGTAACTGATGTGAATGCCGTACCTACGACATATCATTGGTCTACGAAAAACACATCTTACGACGGCACGGACTATGATTTTGCGGTAATACCGGGCAGTTTCGCAGGAGTTGCGATGAATCGAAGCCGGTCGGAGATAGGCATACAGGGGCCTGATACGCTCAAGTTTACAGTGCACAATAAGGGTAACATCCTCTCCGCACTGGATTTTGACGGGGGAACAGTTGTGTTGTCGCTGGTTATGTCCGGAGGCGGATACGAGGCAGTTGTCAGGTACTGGAAGTTCAGGATCGAAACATGCGCAGGCATTAAACAAACCCTGGCATTTACATGTGTTGATTTTTTCTCGTACCTGCTTGAGGGACAGTATCCGAATTCCAAGCATTCAAGGGCGCTATTCCCGTCTGATGAGAGCGATGATAATGATAATGTATGCCCGCCTGTGCCATTCGGCACGGCGTATGTGCCATTGAAGTATGTGTTATCAGGGGGAAGCAGGTATTATTTGATTGGTCCTAATGACGGGGCGACATATACAATAACTGCGATACGCTCTCCGCGATCTAAAGGCGCAAAAATAGAGTTTCAATCAACAAGTTATACGTTTACACAGTCGGTTATCACTGATACGGACGGCAATGACTGGGTGGGATTTAATGCTATTATTGCGGCATCAAAAATCGGTTTGGATGCCGATAGTCCCGGATTCTGGATGGATGGAGATAAATTCCTGAATACGCCCGTTAAGTATTCAAAAAGCGATACGTCGTCTAAAACCAGCCCCGCTGATGTGCTGGAATATGTGGTGGAGGATATGGGAGCGGATCCCGGCGACATTAATTCAACCTCGTTTGCCGCCGCCAAGGCTGTATTTGCATCCTGGGGCCTGCAATGGAACGGCGCCTTCTGGGCAACTGAAAACCGAGAACCGCTTATGGCCAGGTTGCTTTCGATGTGTCATTCCGTGCTTGATGCGGGGGTGGACTTATCGCTAAGAATTCTATCAGGGACGTCGGTGGCTACAGTAACAGCGGAACAGATATTAAAAACAAGCGGGCAATCGACTTTTAGCGTTTCTGTGTCATCAAGGAGAGGAGCAAATGACGGCGGGGATGTGCTATGGCAGCAGGACGGAGAGGCTCAGGATGCATTTATAAAATCACTTGTGCCAACGGGGGCATCGTCATCAAACCCTGCTACGGCTACGATGGATTGCCCGTTTGTGCAGGATTCTCAACACGTTCAAAAGTTAGCGATTCTAAACTATCAGCGCAAGTTTTTTAAACGAGGGGAATGCTCTTTCTCCTCAAAATCGGGCTCCGGGTCTGTTTATCCGGCCGCTTTTCAAACAGACGATGTGATTACAATAAGCGGGGAAAACTACGGCGGTACATATGACGTTTTGATAGACAACATAACTATACGCCGTGGCGGACAGGTTGATGTTAAAGGCATTATATTATCAAATGCCCTAGATGATTGGGGAGATATCTCTCCTGCCGCCATATCTCCCGGCAGCGATACATCAATATCGGGATCATGGAGTTCTGTGACGTCCGGACCGTCTACCGGGGACGGCAATAGCCCAAATGAAACTGAGGGCGATATATTAATTAAGAGAGGCAAACACATAATATTAGCGGCCGGGGGTGCAGTTAAAAGTGACAGTAAACCGAACGATTTTGAGATAAGCCCCGATGTCGGCTTCCTTGGAAAAGGCGCCGGTTTTAATTTTGCGCCGCTTGTTACATCCGCCTATGATAACGCCCCGGTGTCGTGGTATTCGCCGGAATCATTTACCGAAGTTGTTGTGAGCTATGAATATCCTTCATCTCCAACGAATACATTTTACTGTGACGCATTCAAACAGAATATCGCTAGCACATTAACCGTGACAGCAGTAGAAGATCGCGGAACCACATGGAAAATTACATTTACCGGTGCAAGCTTGGGAATTGAGATGCAAATCGGAAACCTGGTGGATCCTGGCTGGTCCAGTCCGTGGCATGTTTATTTGCAGATATTACATAACGGAGCAAATTGGGTTGAGGTGACTAAAGGATCTGCAATTGCACCGGTTGCTACCGATACCTTTGGCATTCATGGGTTGTTTGCTGCCCGATACGGCAGCGCCGGATTCCAGTGGCCGTATGCAATGTGGTTTGATGATGGTGATAACGCCGGGGCTGGGTCTGTAATTAACTCGTGCGACTATACGTCCGGGCTTGTTGTTTTGACTGCGGCTATGTCCAATAATATTGTGGCGGGTAATACGTTAAGAGCATACGACCAGCGCGTAATATTAGAGTACGGCTGGAATAATAAGAGGGTGATACTGGCTCCGTCATCTCGATGTCCCGATGACATAACACTGTATATTGGTGCAGGGGGCACGCACCCAGGAGCAGCATTTCACGAAATTGATGTACGTGCAAAAGATGCTATACGTTTAGTCCCCGGGTACGGGCTTACAAGCGGCGAAAATGAAGTGAGAGTTGAACCGTGGTCATGGGCGTATGGTCCTGCGCATTTTAATGTTGTCAGAGGCAATTTGAGGGTCAGTGACGGCTGCTTGGTCATAAAAGATGGAATTACAGCGCCCGGCAGTAGTGAAACCGGGATGGCAATGATATACGTTGATGACGCAGACGGAGATCTAAAAATACGTTTTGCCAACGGCACGATAAAAACCATTTCAATAGACACATAAAACAAGGAGGAACTAATGAGAGGATTACCAAAACGATTGGGAACCCAGGCGGATATTGAGCATATGATTAATGACCTGTCGCCGCGTAATGCGGTCCATTTCGTCGATAATATTGATGATGCGACGTGGAAGAGGCTGAAAGTCAATGCATCTAAAAAGGCTTCGTATAAAAAATCGGCAACGCGAAGACTGGAAACCGAAGACAGACAGGAAAAGCGCAGGATCGAATGCGAGAAGCAGATTCAGACTATGATTACAACGCGAAGCGAGATAGATGTGATGGCCAGGGACGCGAGAAAGATTAAAGAAGAACTTGATGATTTAAAGGTACAAATCGCCGAGCACCGCAAAGACGGAATAAGAGAAGAGCAATTAACCGATATTAAAGAAAGGGAAAACAGTCTAGCTGAGTCATTGACTAAAAAATTAAACACCCATCAGGGCTTAATGCAGAAACTGGTTAAAATGAAAAAGAAAATTGAGTCATTAAAAGACGGAAAGGAGGATTAATATGAACGGACTGTTAATGAACACAAGCGGCTCGATCGCGCTGGCTGTTAATTATACAATTAATGGCCCATATACAGACAAGTTTCTTGACAGACAGGATACAAAGACAATCAGGTTGAATGCGGATGTCTTTATAAAGGTTGGCAATGCGATATTGTTCTTTGATAGCGACGTCGATATAGATGAGAGCAACCTGGACGTAGGTTCCAACTATTCGCCATCGACATCGTATAACATTTATGCATGTCATCCTTTAGACGGCAGCGGAATCCCCGTTGTAAAAACCAGCGAAAACAGCAGTTATCCAAGCGGGGGCTGGAACGGTGATAACAGTAGAAAAATAGGCGGTTTCAATACTGACGGATCGGGTAACATAGCTGCGTCAGGGAACGGACTGTGGGACCTGCGAACTGTTGATGTTACACATACGGGTGTAACAGATAGCATGATACCTGCTGACGAAATATCACCATCAAAAATAAAACTGGGTAGTTTGTTTACTGTTGGCGCAAACACGTTTGCAGGCGATACAGGGAAAACCATTACACATAACCTTGGCCATCAAAACTATAAGGTGGCAATAATCCCCACTGCGGATCCTGACGGGTACCTTGGGGACGTGCATTGCATTAAAGCGGATAATACGGTTGTTGTATATAACAGTGGAGATGCAGACGGCGCCTTTGAGTATTTAATAATTAACTACGCACCATAAAGGAGGAAAGCATGATTGCACTGATAACTAAATCAGGGTCACAGATAATAATTGATAGTTTTACATGTGCAAAGCTAGGCACTATTAAAAAGGCAGAGATAGATATGACACCTTATACCGGCAAGCATGTTAGGGTGTGGCTGGATTTATCCGGGGTATATTCGCTTGACCCTAAATCGGGCCATTACTGGCAAATTGCCGAGTTTGATGTGCCTGAGAAGCAGTATCGTGAGCGCGATACGGGCGTTATAGATAATGAAGGAGAAGCCGTGATGGCGAGAGAGGCATTGCCTCTTGATTTATCAACTACAAATATCGCGGTGTGGGAACTGCCGGCGTAGGAGGAGAAAGCTATGGATATAAAGTTAAGCCTGGGCGGAATACAGGATATTTTATCAGCAAATATGGATGTTCGTGATTTTCTACACGATGACGGATCTGGGAATGATGCCATATCAACAATGGCCTACGTCCCAAAATTCAAAAGTAGCGGATGGCCACAGTCAGCACACAATGGGCTGGAGTTGGGCGGCTTTTGGGCGGATGTGTACAAATGTTGCCAGCCGGACGCAACAAGTATAAGCCGAGGATCTACAACACCTGATTCACCAGGCGGGGTAGCTGCGTGCAGTCGACCCGGTGTTGTGCCGTGGACAGATATCTCGTGGATCAACGCAAGGATAGCAGCGTCAAACCGGGTCATCTGTGGACGTAACTGCCATTTGATTACACCCTATGAACGGATGTCGATATTGAGCTGGGTTATGAAATCTGGGAATTGGGGGAATCTACGAGGAAACAATAACAACGGGAAAGATGCCCGGGATTCTGAATCATGGGAGAACTATGGGGTGGTTGATCCGGTTCAAGTTACTTATCGAATACTCAATGGCACAGGCCCTTCTTCATGGTGGAGTGGTGGGATTGTTGGGGCTGGAATAGCTGATCTTGTCGGAAATATTTACGAATGGGAGGATTGCCGTATTGAGAGTGGGGCAATACAGCCGAAAGCATATCTTGATGGGGCAGTAACAGCAGCGGATACTACTATTGCCTATGATGATAATGGTGGCGGGGATGGGGCAAACATACACCAACTTACACCCGGTGTTTATACTATCACTGATGCCGTAAACGGTGATGAAGATGTCACCGTTAAGAGAGTAATTATCACAGGCAGATTCAGTGGAATACTTGTGTTAAGTGCAGGTTGTGCTACAGACCATGGTGATAACTGTTTAATACAACTTAAAACTGCCGTTACACTTGTAAGCGGGGCTGATGCAGGGCAATATAAGGCGATTGGAAAGTTGTTGGAAGATGCTACGGGTAAATATATGGCTTTACCTGATGGGTCAGATACTACGACTCACACATCAACGTATCTCGATGATTGGTATAGTTACAATAATTCGGACAGCCGTGTGTTGATACGTTGCGGGCATTGGGGTGATCGGACGAGGGCTCGTTCTGGCCTGCTCGTCAGTACGATTACTACTCCTTCTCACACGTTCAGCTATATCGGCTTTCGCGCTGCCTTGAATTTGGGTGATCGGTAATTCTGTTAATCTGTTTGCATCGCGGTAGCGATGCGTGGGAGTGCTGTGGAAAATTTAATTATTTACCAAAAGATGTTGGAACTTCTTCAATATCTTTATATCGCATTGAGACAGTTCCCCAAATCTGAAAAATTCTGCTTAGCAGCAGATATCAAAACTCAAGCGTATAAAATATTGGAATTAATAATTGCGGCCAACAAAAAATATTTCAAGAAAACCACGATGCAAGATCTGGATGTTGCACATGAGGTTTTCCGTAGGCAAATTGAAATGGCAAAAAATTTACAGTTTTTGCCATTTCGTAAATATGAAATTTTAATCAATAAAATTGATGAAGTAGGCAGATTAATAGGTGGTTGGAAAAAGAGCATAAACAGTTATCGGGGTTAAGGTTATGCGTGTGTTGCAACGTTGCGGGAATTGGAATAATGGGACGAGGGCTCGTTCTGGCCTGATCGTCAATACGAATAATACTCCTTCTAACACGAACAACAATATCGGCTTTCGCGCTGACTCATATAACAGCCAGAAGACAGAGCCCTATGGGACTATATCCAGTGCACTATATAAGGGAATCTTGATCCATGTCGGCAGTAAGCGGCTAAACATTAAAACCAGGCAGGTCGTCTTAGTAGATGTATCGAAAAGAAGACCTGCTAAATTAATCGAGTAAAAAAAATGAAGAGATACGGTAATTTGTTTGAAAGAATCTGTGACTTAGAAAATCTCCATAATGCTTACAACATATGCCTTAGAGGGAAAAGACTTAAGCGTGATGTTTTAGGTTTTACATTCAACTTGTCACACAATTTATTAGCATTGCAGCAGGCGTTAAAAAGTAAAACGTATGAAGTGTCTGATTATTTCAGTTTCCATGTATTTGAACCTAAAAAGAGGTTGATTCAGGCATTACCATTTAGAGACCGTGTTGTTCAACAAGCGTTGTGCTTAATTATTTCGCCATTGATTGAAAAATCATTTATTTTTGATACGTATGCGTGCATTAAAAATAAAGGTACGCATGCAGGGTCCAATCGGTTACAGC